ATTACGTACTTCTGCATATGAGGCAATCAAACATTTAATTGTTGGTGGTAATGTTCTTACATACTTACCAAAAGATGGTCACATGAAAGTGTTTCCACTTACGCAATATGTTTGCACAAGAGATAGTGAAGGTGAGTTATTAGAAGTTGTAATTAAGGAAAGTATAACACCTCTAAGTCTTGATGTTGAAGTCAGGGCACAAGTTATCAGTGACCCAGATTACAAAGAAGATGAAGAAGTAGAACTTTATACACACATCTACAAATTAGATAATGACAAGTATTACATCTGTCAGGAAGTTCATGGAATAAAAATACCTGGCAGCATTGGTACATTTGCAAAAGATGCAATGCCATACATGTGCTTACGCATGGTTCGTGTTGATGGTGAAGATTATGGAAGAGGATATGTAGAAGAATTTTTAGGTGATTTAAAATCACTAGAAGGTTTATCACAATCATTAGTCGAGAGCGCAGCTGCATCAAGCAAAGTTGTGTTTATGATAAGACCTAACTCTGTCACAAAGAAAAGAGATTTAGCTCTTACACGTAATGGTGACATCATTACAGGTAGCAGAGATGATGTATCTGTATTGCAAACAGATAAGCAATATGACTTACGAGTAGTTCAGGAAAGCATCAGAGCACTTGAAGAAAGAATGTCATTTGCATTCTTATTACACACAGCAATACAACGTGATGCTGAAAGAGTTACAGCACAAGAGATTAGATACATGGCTGAACAATTAGAGACTTCTATGGGAGGTATTTACTCTCTGTTGTCTATCGAGTTCCAAATGCCATTAGTAAAAATATTGATGAAGAGGATGTCTCAAACAAAAGAGATACCTTCTTTACCAAAGGGGACAGTAAAGCCAACGATTATCACAGGTATAGAAGCCTTGGGTCGTGGGAATGATTTACAAAAACTAAGAGAGTTCATCGCTGAGTTTGTTCAACTAGCACAAGTTAACCCTCAAGTTATGCAAACACTGAACCCAGGTGATTTGATTAAAAGAATTGCAACAGGTTTAGGAATTGAAACTGAGGGCTTGATTAAATCACAAGAAGAACTTCAGCAAGAGATGATGGCTCAACAAGACCAAATGATGCAAGAGCAACTTATGAATGCAACTACTGATGCTGCAGCTAAGTCAGTTCCAGGCATCGCTAACAACATAACCAAAGGAATGATGAATGGTAGACCAAGTGGAAATTAAAGAAGCAGAAACTACTGCTGAGAAACCTGAAGAACAGGTTGTCGAACAGAGTAAGCCAGAAGGCTTGCCTGAAAAATTTAATTCAGTTGAAGATTTAGCAAAGTCTTATGCTGAGTTAGAGAAAAAATTAGGAGAGCCTAAGCCTCAAGAAACTCCTGAGCCAAAACAAGAAGAGGCAAAGTCTGATGATTTGGAAATTGCAAACAAGGCTGCAGAAGCTGCAGGCCTTAATATACAAGACTTGCAATCTGAGTTTGATAACACAGGCGAACTAAAAGCTGAAAGTTATGAAAGCTTAGAGAAGGCAGGTATTCCAAAAGAATATGTAGACCAATTTATAGCAGGCCAGCTTGCTATGCGTGACAACCTCGTAAGTGATGTGAAGAACGTTGCAGGTGGTGATGATGCATACGCAACTATGATGCAATGGGCTTCAGACAATTTGGCTGAGAACGAAAAGACTGCTTATAACAATGCTGTTAACAGTACAGACATTGAGTCAATCAAGTTAGCAGTAACAGGATTGAAAGCACGTTATGAAGCTGCAAACGGAATAGAACCTACACTTGCAAAAGGTAAAGCTAGTCCGTCAACAGAGGGCGGGTTCCGTTCTTGGGCTGAAGTAACAGAAGCTATGGCTGACCCTCGCTATACAAAAGACATCGCTTATCAAGATGATGTGAAACGTAAAATCCAAAACAGTAACTTATAGGAGGACAGATGGCTAAGAGACCAGGACTATATGCAAACATCCACAGAAAACGCAGAAGAATAAAAGCGGGTAGTGGAGAGAAGATGCGGAAGCCAGGCACTAAAGGTGCACCGACTGCCGCTAATTTTAGAAGAGCTGCTAAGACAGCTAAGAAACCAAGGAGGAGCTAATTATGCCAGGACATTATGGAAAAATGAAAAAGCCTAAAGCTAAAAATAAAAAGCTAGCTGGAATGTACGGCAACAAAAATAAAATCACTCGTGGTGACATTATTGCTGCTGCTAAGAAGCGTAAAAAAACTAGAGCGTAATGGTCGCTAAAAAATATCAGAATCCTTCTGGCGGTTTGAATGCCGCTGGAAGACGATATTTTAAAAGCAAAGGACATAATTTAAAAAGACCTGTTACAGGCAAAGTAAAAAGGGGAAGTGCTGCAGCAAAAAGACGTAAATCATTCTGCGCACGCATGAGCGGTGTTAAAGGCGCTATGAGTAAGAACGGCAAACCTACTCGTAAAGCTTTAGCATTACGCAAATGGAACTGTTAGTTGTGCAACCTTTATAGGTGGCAACTGCTAAAACATAACCAAGCAAATGCTTGACCCTCTGAGGAGGACAATCTTGATTATGAGCTGAACTTATGTGGAGGCTTTCTTTAAACAACAATCCAACCAAGGAGAATAAAAATGGCAAACGCAAGCCCAGTAAGTGTGGGTAAGGTCAATGCTGCTGGTTCGGAAGATGCATTGTTTCTGAAAGTATTCGCAGGAGAAGTTTTAACTTCTTTTGAAAGAGCTTCAGTAACAGCAGGTGCAGAGACTGTGAGAACAATCTCTAATGGTAAGTCTGCTACATTCCCAGTAATGGGTAGAGTAGAAGCTGCTTATCATACACCGGGCGCAGAAATTACCGGCTCAGACGTTAACCACAACGAGAAAGTCATTACTGTTAATGACCTTCTAGTTTCTTCTGTGTTCTTATCGAACATTGAAGAAGCAAAAAACCATTGGGATGTTAGAAGTGCATACTCTCAAGAAATTGGAAGAGCTTTGGCTTTCCAAAAAGATAAGCACATCTTACAAACTATTGGTCAAGCATCACTAGCTTCTGCAAACGTAGGCGACTCAGGCTACGGCGCAGGAACTACACTAACCGATGCAAACATCGCTAGTGCAACTGATGCAACTGCTGCAAACGCAATGATTGACGCATTGTTTGATGCTGCTAAAGCGCTTGATGATAACTACGTTCCAAAGGAAGGCAGAAAATGTTTCCTAAGAACTGAAGAGTATTACAAGCTAGCTAACGGCACAAACGTTGTTAACGTTGACTTTAGCGGTGCAGGCTCAATCGCTGACGGAAAAGTAATCAAAGTTGCTGGAATTGAATTAGTTCCAACTCCGCACTTTGTTTCTTCTAACGTGAACTCAGGAGTAGACCAAGGTTCTGCAACTCAGGGTGGTTCAAACCCTCAAGCTGTAAACCTTGCTAACTACGTTGCTCTTGTATGTCACCCTTCAGCTGCTGGTACAGTTAAGCTTATGGACTTAGCTGTCGAGTCTGAATACGACATAAGAAGACAAGGTACTTTAATGGTAGCTAAATACGCTATGGGACATGGCGTACTTCGCCCTGAAAGTGCTGTAGGAATTAAGGAAGCTTAATCCTAATAGAGGGGGAGATTAATTTCTCCCTCTCTTTTTTATATTATGGCAACACAAATCACACCAACCACAGAGTTACAAGCTGTAAACATCATGCTTAGTGTTATCGGAGAAGCTCCTATTAACACGTTAGCAGGAAGTACAACGACAGATGTATCTATCGCTATCAATCTTTTAAACGAAACTTCTATGTCCGTGCAAAGCATGGGCTGGAACTTCAACACACACTACAACTACAATGTAAGTGTAGATGACACAGGTAAAATACCTCTACCTTCTAACTGTGTTCAAGCTGATGCGTCATCTGCAAATCGTTCTTACAATTGGGTAATGCGTAATGGTCATCTGTATGACCTCGATAATCACACAGATATATTTACTGCTGATAAACAACTCGATGTAGTTTTAGTCCAACAATTTGAACACCTCCCAGAATATGCAAGACGCTATATTACAGCAAAAGCTGCAAGACGTTTTGCGGCCAGGACTATTGGTGATGGTGAACTCACACAGCTCGCTGCAACTGATGAACAAGAAGCATACATTGCTTTCCAACAAGCAGACAGTCGTTCAGCAGATGTAAACATATTAGAAGGGGATGCGAA